CTGATCTTCCAGTATGCTTCGTTTAATAACTCTCGCTCGCTTCACTTCTTTCTTGCTGCATGGCCTGTTGTTGGAATTTGGTTCGCTGCTCTCGGTGTTAGCACCATGGCGTTCAACCTCAACGGTTTCAACTTCAACCAATCCCTCCTGTCGTCGGACGGACGTGTAATTAACACCTGGGCCGACATCCTGAACCGCGCCAATCTTGGTTTCGAGGTGATGCATGAAAGGAACGCTCATAATTTCCCCCTGGATCTTGCTGCTGCTGATTCAGTTCCTGTGGCTCTTCGCGCTCCTGCGATCGGCTGACGGTTAACCGAATGTTTAGGGCGGGAAACCGCCCTTTACTTTTGCCCGTGGGCGGGCTATAATTAACTCAGTTAATCAAACGACTCATGGAAACCTGGGCCATCTTCACTGGTACCGACCTTGCTCTCGCTGTGATCGGCCTCATTGGCTTCGCTTCTGTTGCTGTCGTAATGGCGACTGCTAGCGGTAATGTGGCAAAGCGGGAGATCACTCTTCGCAAAAATGCAACCCTACAGTCTGATGCCTCTGATTCTTGAAATCGGAGGCTTTTTTCTTGGAATTGCTACAATAGCAATCCCTTTACTAATCGTTCTAATTTAATCGAAACAATGGCTTTCACGATTACTCTTCGTTCTCCTAACGGAACCGAGAACGTCATCTCTTGTGAACCCGACCAATACATCCTCGAAGCTGCTGAAGAAGCCGAGATCGACCTGCCTTACTCTTGCCGAGCCGGCGCTTGTTCCGCCTGTGCCGGAAAACTAATCTCTGGCGAAGTTGACAACGAAGAACAATCCTACCTTGACGACGACCAGATGGCAGAGGGTTGGGTTCTTACCTGCGTTGCTTACCCTAAATCCGACTGCGTTATTCTGACCGAGCAGGAAGAAAACCTGTAAGGGTATCAATTATTACGTTCATCTCGTTGAGACGGAAGTAGGCTTTAGCTGAAGGAACGCGAAATGTAAACACATTTCGGAGGCACCATGAAACCTGGACTTATCCTGTGGATTCAAGCAAAACGTAAAATTGCTGAGCGAATTCGCAAACAGTTCAAGTTCAACGTTCCAACTGGCATCGTTTGAACTTCGGGGAGGGAAACCTCCCCTTTGTTGTAGGCGGGTAAAATGAACCAAAAGCCCACCGACAATGTACGTTTTACAGAACTGGACCTTCACCCCCGGTGCTGAGGGTGCAGGTGAGATTGAAATTCCTGGCGTATATACGATTGAGCAGTTTGCTTTAATCACAAACATTACCCGTAACATCCCTCTCTTTGACCCGCAAGAGCACGAGGCAACAATCACAGTTGCAGACGATGGAATCGCAACTACTGTGACTCTGCATCAAAATACCAGCTTCTGTCAACCAACCGACGAACTTCAGATCGTAATGTATGATCTGTACTCGGGTGGTGGAAGCGGCCCTTCCTCAAACGTTGCAGTAACAAACTGGCCTGCCTCACAAAATATCAACGGCGCAGTGTCAGTCACTGGTGAGGTCGAAGTTAAAAACGATACTGGTAATCCCCTCCCTATCAGTGGAACTGTGACCGCAAACCAAGGAACCTCACCTTGGGTTGTGTCAGGAAACTTAACAACGACCTCGACTGTCTCGGCATTCCCTTACATGTCGACGGACGCCTTCGGACGCCTTCGCACTTCCGCCCCATACACCCTGTTTGACTCCAGTCATAGATACGCAGACAACAACCTCTGGAGCACAGCAACTGTAACTGGCGGTTCAACCTCCTTCAACGCTGCCCAAGGTTTAGTCGATCTGAATGTGACTACCGCAGCAAATGCGGAAGTGATTCGCGAAACGACGAAGGTTTTCGCTTACCAGCCTGGCAAATCGCTGCTGGTTATGGACACATTTGTGTTCAACACGCCGAAAACCAACCTGCGTCAAAGAGTTGGTTATTACGGCGCTGCTAACGGTTATTTCCTAGAACTGAACGACGACGCCAATAGTCTGTGTTTCGTAGAAAGAAGCTCGGTGTCTGGCTCTCTAGTTGAAACAAGAATTAGTCGCTCTGGCGGTGTGTATGGCCCGAGTGATACTGGGTGGAACGTTGATCCTTTGAATGGGACCGGTCCTTCAGGACTGACCCTGGAAGTGAATAAAGCTCAGATTCTGTTCCTGGACATGGAATGGCTGGGCGTCGGAACTGTTCGTCTCGGTTTTGTTATCAACGGAACATTCATACTTTGCCATCAATTCCAGCACGCAAACTTGCTTGCCTCGACTTACATTACCACGGCGTGTCTACCGATGCGTTATGAGATTAAAAACATCGGAACGACGGCATCGGCAAGCACGATGAAGCAGATTTGCACTACTGTAATTTCTGAGGGAGGTTACGAGCTAAGAGGTTCTCAGCAAGCTGTTGGAACGCCAATTACAACTCCTAAAACTTTAACCGTTGCTGGAACTTACTACCCAGTCATCTCGTTACAGCTGAAAACATCTAGACTAGATGCGATTGCAATTCTCACTGCAATTTCTATTCTAGGAAGCGGAAATAATGAGACTTATAACTGGCGAATAATTGCGAATGGAACAATCACTGGTGGAGCGTGGGTAAGCGCAGGCGTCGATTCCTCTGTGGAATATAATCTTACTGGTACGGGAATCACCGGTGGCCGCGTTCTTGCGTCTGGTTTTACCTCAGCTTCAAACCAGGGTTCCCCTTCAATCGACATTCTGAAAGAAGCGCTATTTGCCTTCCAGCTTGAGCGAAACGGTTTGACCGGAACTCCTTACACTTTGTCTCTCGCAGTTGCCGGTGCGAATGCCAGCCAGCTTGTTTACGCAAGCATGGATTGGGAAGAAGTTTCTCGATGATGCAAAGGAGGTAAAATCCATTACCTCCGCATTACCCTCATGCAGATTCTTCGCGAAGACGTAGATCTAGCTTTGGTAGATCCCAAAAAACTAACCAATGACTGCAAGTTTGTTCGTCGAGCAAGCGGAGAGATTGACCTAGTTCGAAGCTACAGTTCGGTAAAAATCTTCGACTATTACTGGGATCGCGGAATCAAGATTCTAAGAATCTGGCACTCGGGTGGCACGCGTAACCCTAAATTTCAGGAACCCGAACTAAATGCAGGGTAAAACCTTGAAAAGAGTGCTGAGCCCGCTGGTTAATGGCATACAATTTTCCATCAAATCCCACTCTCGGTCAAGTATATACCTTTAACGGAAGATCTTGGAAATGGACAGGAGTTCAGTGGCTCGCTGTCAACGTTCCCACATCTACATCCGCACCCGTATATTTCAGCGCCGCAGCACCGAAGAACCCTGTTCAGGGCGCATTGTGGTACGATACTATAAATGAGACCCTCAAGATCTGGGGTTACTTAAACGGGGATTCAGCACCGCACTGGATTGATATCACGTCACAAATTCCTGAACCTGAGCCACCTGTTCTAATCAGCTCGGTGGCTCCTGTGAATGCGCAGCCGGGTTTTTTGTGGTTTGACTTATCTGAGGATGTTTTAAAGGTTCGAGTTGCTACTCCCGGGGGAAACATCTGGGAAAATGCCGCATCTTCTGGGACTTCCTGCTGCGACCTAGTAACGATCAGTGTTTCACCACCACCCGATCCACCTCAAGGGGCTTTGTGGTTCAACGATATTACAAATGAGTTAAAAGTCTGGAAGGAAGCCCCATTCGGAACATCAAGCTGGATTCTAATTTCTCAAGGATGTGAAGAAGAAGAAAGTCCAGTCCTTGTGAGTGCATCCCCGCCAGCAAACCCACTGGAAGGTTATTTGTGGTATGACACGGTAAGCGATCTTCTAAAGGTCTGGACCCTTGGGCCTTCGGGTGGGTCCTGGATCGCCATAACTCCTGAACCCGGACGGGCTCCCCCTCCGGTTCTTGTCAGTGCTACAGAACCAACTAATCCTGTGAACGGGTCTTTGTGGTACAACACTATTCAAAACGTCTTGTACCTGCGAGATAACTCCGGTGTCACTGGCCTCTGGATACCTATCTCAGAAGTTTCGGAAGATCCTGTAAGTTGCACAAAAACAACAATTAGTTCATCCCCACCACCAAATCCCTCTCCAGGGGATTTTTGGTACGACGCCGAGAATAGCAACCTCAATATGTGGTATGTGGATGTTGATGGTGGTCAATGGATTTCCGTTGTTCCCTATCCCCAAGAAATGGTAACCACTCAAGGCGGGACATTTGAAGGACCTATCCTTGCTGGTTACACAATTCCCGCTGATCCTCTAGCTTTTGTTACGATTCAGTGGGTTCAAGATTACATCGCAGAGCACGGAACGGCAGTTCCGATCACGGATCTACCCGATGTTAGTGATGTAGGGTTGACTGATAAAAGCACCCTTGTTTACGACTCAGCTACCGCAATTTGGCAAACCGACACCACCATACTTGACATAACCAATGGGGGAACCTATTAATGGCCAACATTATTCGCATCAAACGCCGGGCTGGGTCTACAGGGGCTCCGTCTTCACTCTACAACGGTGAATTAGCGTTTAACGAAAACGACGCTATCCTGTACTACGGTTCAGGTAACTCAGCCGGTCTTGCAACCTCGATTATTGCCATCGGCGGTGCAGGTGCCTTTGTATCTCTGAGTGCCAACGCAACAATTACTGGCACCAAAGACTTTACCGGTGCAACAATTACCGTTCCGACTCAACTTCAGTCGGATAACAGCACGAAGGCCGCTTCAACTGCATATGTTCGCACTGCAGTTGCTGCCGTAGCATCCACCTTTACCGTCACCGGTAACACCGGAAGCTTCACTTTTGCAACTGGAAACACCTTCTCAATCACAGGTGACGGCACAATCCTGTCATCCACCGCTACCCAGCCTTCGGGAAGCAACGTTACAGTTTCGCTGTCGATTGCAAACAACTCGATTCCGAACACCAAGTTAGTTAATAGCTCGGTAACTTTAGGTTCGACTTCAGTTTCGCTAGGCGGTACGGCAACGACGATTGCTGGCCTGACAAGTATTACGGGTCTTGGAACTCTTGCTCTGCGCGATACAAGCGCAGCGTTTGATGTTTCAATCGGTGCAACTTCTTCTGTTGCTCTGACTGCTGGTCGTGCACTTACGATCGACGTTCAAAACGCCGCAAGAACAATCGCCCTAGGCGGAAACCTGTCTCTCGCTGGTAACCTGACCACTTCAGGTGCCAACGCTCTCACTCTAACCACAACGGGTGCTACGAACGTTACGCTACCAACCAGCGGTACTTTAGTCAACACCGCTGTTACCTCCCTGTCAAGTCTGGCAACTGTTGGTACAATTACCTCCGGTACTTGGAACGGTTCGATCATCAGCCCAACTTACGGTGGCACTGGAGTCAACAACGGTTCCAGCACGATTACCCTTGGCGGCAACCTGACGACTTCAGGGGCGTTTACAACAACGCTAACCGTAACCGGTAACACCAACGTTACTCTGCCAACTTCCGGAACTCTGGTCAATACCGCTGTAACAAGTCTTTCGAGCTTGGCAACGGTTGGAACGATCACTTCTGGTACTTGGAACGCAGGTATCATTCCTGTTGCTTACGGTGGTACAGGAACTGCGACTGGTTCAATCACTGGTACTGGCGCTCTTACATTCACCGCAGGCGGTGCAAACAGCAACGTTAACCTTGTTCCGACAGGTACGGGTACAGTTGATGTTGGAAACTTCCGTATCACAAACGTTGCCACACCAACAGGCGCGAATGATGCGGTCAACAAGCAGTATGCTGACTCGATTGCTCAGAGCCTGAACGTTCACGCCGCCGCAGATTACGCAACAACCACCTCAGTTTCTTACACCTACGTTTCGGGTGGAACTGCGCTCACGATTACAACAATCACTGGAACGGATACAATTACCTTCAGTGCGGCGCACGGCTTACTCGTTAACGCTCAGCTCCGTACAGGTGACACTGTAACAGGCACAGGTCTTACCGCCAACACGACATACTATGTCACTGCTGTTCCTTCAAGCACCCAGGTTAAAGTTTCGGCCACCTATGGTGGTTCGAACGCCGTTCTGACCAACGGTACTGGTCTCAGCATTGGCGTAACTGGCAACCCCGGTGTTGGCGCTACTTTAACCGGTACACCTAACGCTCTGGACGGTTCAGGAACGTTCGCTACGACGGGTCTGAGAATCCTTGTTAAGGATCACACAACGGCAGCCTACAATGGTGTTTACACCATTACAACAATTGGCACGGGTGCCAACGGTGTTTGGACACGAGCCACCGACTTTGATAACGCTCCGACGGGTGAAATCGCTCCTGGTGACTTCATCTACGTTACATCTGGAACTACCAACGGCGGAAACGGTTTCGTTCAAACTCAGAACTCTCCGATCCGAATGGGTATCTCGGGTGCGGGTTACACAACCTTCACTGGGGATTCAATCGCCTTCACTCAGTTCTCGGGTGCTGGTCAAATTACCGCTGGAAACGGTCTTACCAAGACAGGCAACACTCTTGACGTTAACGTTGCTTCAGGCCGCACAGTTATCAACGGCTCTGACCAAGTTGACCTGGCTACTGTCACACAGAGCAATAGCTCTGGTACCGACGGAATTAGCTTCGTTCAGTCGCAGACGATTGATAGCTATGGTCGCGTAACTGGTACAGTAACCGCCAACGTTCGCACTGGTTCGACAGCTCAGACTGGTATCTTACAGATTACCGATTCTGTTTCTTCAACCTCGACAACAACCGCCGCTTCACCAAACTCGGTGAAGACTGCCTACGACCTTGCTAACGCTGCACTGCCGAAGTCCGGTGGCACAATGACCGGCAAGATCACGCTGGTTAACGCCTCGGCAACAACTGCTAGCGTCAACCTTGGGACCGGTGTTGCGGATCCCACAACTCCTGCGAGCGGTGACTTCTGGAACAACTCTGGAACGATCAAGTTCTATAACGGTACAGCAACCAAGACGATTGCGTTCACCGACTCGAACATTACGGGAACGGCGGCCAACGTCACTGGAACGGTCGCCGTTGCAAACGGTGGTACAGGCTTAACAACTCTGACAACAAATGGAGTTGTCTACGGTAATGGTACAAGTGCAGCCGGTGTAACAGCCGCTGGATCCTGGGATGCTACCAATAGCGTCGGTCAGATTCTGTCGGTTAACTCCTCGGGTGTTCCGACTTGGACCAATACGATTGACGGCGGTACATACTAAGTTTACATTTTAATCTTCCTGCTATATAGCGTAAAAAGGACGGCCACATGGCACAGACAGTTAAATTAAAGCGATCCGCAGTTGCCGCAAAGGTTCCCTTAACTTCAGACTTGGCGTTAGGGGAACTGGCAGCCAATACATGCGACGGAGTGTTATACACTCTAATGAACGACGGCACAAACAAAGTTGTGCAAGTCGGGGGCCAATCGGTTTCGGCTACGGTGACAGCTGGCACCAATGCCCAAGGCCAAGGCCCCTTGACAAGCAATGTCAACCTTGTTACAACAACAACTGCCAACCCGTCCGGTGTAACACTCCCGACCGCTTTACTTGGAAGAAAACTTCTGGTCTTTAACAGGGGGACCAACCCCATCAATGTGTATCCGGCCACAGGTGCTCAAATTGACGCGCTTGGTACGAACGTTTCGATTCAGATCCCTGTCAAGGGTTGGCTAGAGTTCAACGCAACTAGCACAACACAGTGGTATTCTTCGTTCGGTGCCTTCATAAACAATGGGTCAAACATTTATTCGAGCATCTCAAAAGCACCCGGAAGCAACTCTGAAAATTTCTTCGCAGGAACCTGTGCGGGAAGCACAACCGGTAACTATAATAACTACATAGGATACTGCGCTGGCGCTCTTTCAAGCGGTTCGGATTGCAATAATTTCTTTGGTAAGTTCGCTGGCGTTAGAACAACTGGCGATAAGAATAATTTCTTTGGACCGTATGCAGGTTGTAGCACTCTTGGGGGATATAGTAATAATTTCTTTGGTGATTTTGCTGGTTGTTCGAACACAACAGGTTGCTATAACGTTTTCTTAGGATCTGGAGCAGGATTTAGTAACCTTACTGCCAGCAACAATATTGCCATTGGCAAACTTCCGGGATACAATAATACTACGGGAGCGAATAATATCTTCTTGGGGAGTGATTCGGCCACGTCAAACACAACGGCTAGCAACGTTATTGCGATTGGAAATAGGGCTGGATCTTTCAATAACGGAGACCGTAACATTTTTCTTGGACAAGACACAGGGTATCTGACAGGTCGTTTGACTTGTATCACGGGAGCGGATAATTTTATCACCGGGTTCGGTGCGGGTGCAAGCCTTACGACAGGTTGTAGGAATACATTTATTGGTGTGAACGCGGGTTGCGGGGCAACAGGGGCAAACTGTAACTTGATTGTTGGTTGGAATGCCGGCAAGTTGAATGGAACTGGAAGGGATAATATCTTCCTGGGTGCTTGCACTGGAGCCGCAACTGCTGGCGGAATTTCGAACGTTTTTATTGGCAGGTATGCCGGAGCTTACGCGAGTTCGTCCACTCAGAACGTATTTATTGGAGCTTACGCAGGGTCGTATAATAACGCAGGCGGACAAAATGTCTTCCTTGGCACCAACTCAGGCTATTGTAACACAACGGGGTGCAACAATTACTTTGTTGGCTTCAGTTCCGGGTTACTTAACACCACGGGGTCGGGGAATTTCTTCGTTGGTTGTACTGCCGGAAATTGCAACACAACCACTAGCGGGTCGATAGCAGTTGGAAACAGAGCGGGTTTCTGGAATCAAGGTAATCAAAATATTTACCTCGGGCAAGACGCCGGATACGTGGCTGGAAGATTAAACACGACAACAGGTAGCGAGAACTTTGTAGTCGGTTGTAATGCTGGGGCTCGTATAACAACCGGGAGTAAAAATATCATCATTGGCTGTAAAGCAGGGTCAAATGCTGGTATGACCGGGGGTGGAAACCATCTTTTCGGTACGTACGCCGGCTATGCTTTGACCTCGGGGCGCTATAATAACTTCTTTGGCTTAAACTCTGGATGCGGAGTAACAACAGGGCAATACAACAATTATTTTGGTTACCTTACTGGACAATACAGCAACGGTAGTGGAAACTTTTTCGCTGGTCGTCAAGCCGGGTATTACTCAACGGGTAGTGATAACCTCTTTATTGGGAATTTATCCGGTACCGATAATACTTCGGGCGGCTGTAACATCGGACTCGGTTGGCTTTCCGCAAGATATAACACAACAGGCACCGAAAATGTGTTCATCGGAAGTCAAGCTGGCCAAGCGAATACAGTTACGGGGGCTTCGGTTGCGATCGGTTGCAATGCAGGTTACTGGAATAATGGCGCCTCCAATATTTACATTGGTAACTGTGCAGGTCGGAGTGCAACACGAGCAGCCTGCACAACCGGGGCTAATAATCTGGTAGTCGGAAGACAGTCGGGTCTTAACATCACGACAGGAGCTCAGAACTCTTTCCTTGGTGCTTATGCCGGTTGCCTAACTACCACTGGCTCTTGCAACGTGATTGTTGGCGGTTTTACAGGGACTGGCTTCACAACTAGCAGCAACCATATTTTCCTGGCAGATGGGGCTGGAACCAACCGCTTAATTTTCAACAACACTGGCGCTTTAGGAATTAACGGGGCGAACTACGGCTCTGCTGGGCAAGTTTTAACTTCATGTGGATCATCTCTTGCGCCGGTATGGGCTAATCCTGGCACCGTAACCGCATCAAACTCTGTTCTTGACTCAATTACAGCAGGCTTCAACGGTACAACGGCAACTTTCAACTTGACTCTGGCATCGGTGGCTTACACACCTTCGAATGCCGCACAGTTAACAGTTGTCCTTGGCGGTGTTGTGCAAAAACCAGGTACCGACTTCACTGTTAGCACCTCTACAATCACATTCACAACAGCGCCGGTGAGTGGCCTAGACTGCTTCATTATTGCTAATGGAGGGTACACGAACGTTATCGACGGCGATAAAGGGGATATAACTGTTTCGGCTAATGGATCCACTTGGACGATTGATGCCAACGTTGTCACAAACGCAAAACTAGCTCAGGTTGCCACCTCTACGTTCAAGGGAAGAGTTACTGCAGCCACCGGTAATGTTGAGGATCTGACCGGAACTCAGGCTACAACTTTACTTGACACGTTCACTTCTGCTTTGAAAGGTTTAGCCCCCGCCTCCGGTGGAGGAACAACCAACTTCCTTCGCGCGGATGGAACCTGGGCTGCCCCTTCGGGCGTTTCGTTGTCTGCAAACAATGCGTTCACCGGTGCAAACACGTTCACCAACGCTACAGGGCAAATATTCCGTCAAGCCGCTACCCAAGATGGAATTTTGCTTCGGGGAAGGGCGGGAGGAACAACATCCCTTACTGTGGAACTTATTCCAGGAACCCTCACTGCGTCCAGGACCCTTACAGCACCTGACGTTAGCGGAACGATTATAACAACTGGTGACACAGGAACTGTAACCAACACAATGCTCGCTGGTAGTATTGCAAATAACAAACTTTTAAACAGTGCGATAACAGTCAACGGGTCATCAACTTCTCTTGGCGGAAGTGTCACTCTCTACGCCGGTACAACAACGCTTCAAACCAGCAGTGCTAACCAAGCGTTAACTGGAATTAGCAGTGTAACTCTGCCGGGTGCAACTTCTGGAACAGTTCAAGTTATACCAACAGCCGTTGCAGGAACAGGAACTGTTTTAACTTTGCCCGCCACAACAGGGACAGTAATCACAAGTGGAGATACGGGATCGGTTACCAACACGATGCTTGCGGGTAGTATCGCAAATAACAAACTTTTAAACAGCGCAATCAGTGTTAACGGTGCTTCAACTTCTCTTGGCGGCAGCGTTTCCCTTTTCGCAGGAACGACAACGCTGCAAACCTCAAGTGCAAACCAAGCATTGACTGGCATTAGCAGTGTTACTTTGCCAGGTTCTACTTCAGGGTCGGTACAAATCATTCCCACCGCAGCAGCTGGAACTGGAACAGTTTTGACTCTGCCCGCAACAACGGGAACGGTTGTTACAACGGGCGACACAGGGTCAGTTACTGGCACAATGATTGTCGATGGGACGATTACCAACGCCGAGATCGCCACCAACGCAGCGATTGCCACCAGCAAACTCGCCAGCTTTACCGCCGGTCAGGTGCTGCTCGGGAATGCCACTGGCGTTCCTACGGCGACCACGCTCAGCGGTGACATCACGGTCAATAGCAGCGGCGTCACCGCAATCGGGACCGGCGTGATCGTTGATGCTGAGGTCAGCGCCACGGCTGCGATTGCTGGCACCAAGATCGCGCCCAACTTCGGCGCCCAGCTAATCCAGTCGTCCCAGGCCAACCAAGCCTTGTCGCTGACAGGCAGCCTTAACCCTGCTACCACCAGTAACGGTCTGCTTTCGGTTGGCACGCTGGGCTTCAGCGGCAGCCGCATGGGTGCCAACTTTACGTCATCGCAAACGTCGTACTACCAAGTCGTTCTGCAGAACACCAGCAACAACGCTGGCGCCTCAACCGACTTCGTGGTCTGCAACGACGCATCAACAGATACAACTACTTATGGCAACTTCGGCATCAACAGCTCGGCGTACTCAGGTAGTGGTTCATTTAGCTTACCAAATGCAACGTATGTTACTGCAACAACGGGGGACCTTGTTCTTGGCACTACAACATCAAACCAAGTTAGATTTGTTGTAAACTCTGGAGCCACTGACGCTTTCGGTATCAACACCTCCGGAGCTTGGCTGGTAGCGGGTTCAGCAGGGACTTCCGGGCAAACTTACCGCTCCGGTGGTTCCGCCGCTGCCCCAAGTTGGAGTAACATTGGAACTTCGCAGGTCGTCAGCCTAACAGCCACCCAGCAAAGCACAACAACAGCGTTAGCAAACGTTACTCAGCTTGTTGCTTCCCTTGAGGCCAACGCCACATACACCGTTGATTGTTTTGTAACATTTCAGTCATCGGCTACAACCAACGGTCTAATATTAGGTTTCACATCTCCCACGGGATGTAACCCAATGGTTGAAATCGTAGTTCCAATCGTTTCCACGGCTGCGGCCAGTGCGTTAAGAATCACCTTCCCCAACGCCGGCTCCACCACAAGCGGAAGCGTAACAGGTACGGGTGTTACAGCAATCAACAGTAACCATACGGCTCGACTCAGCGGAATCATCAAGAATGGTGGAACTGCCGGAAACTTTCAGATTCAGTTCGCTACAGAGGTTGGCACTCAGACAATCACTCTGCAAATCGGTTCAACAATGCAACTCACAAGGATCGCATAATTAGCGGGTAAAAGTGGTTATGCATGGCAACTGGGTTGGCCCAGTTTTGTACAAATCAGGTAAATAATGTCACAAACTTCTGTTCAACTTATTTCCAATAGCATTTCTTGGACGGGTGCTGCGAACTTAACTGCAACGGGCGGTGCATTTAATCTTTCTGCAACCGGGGCCAATGAAGTCACAGCGGCTACAAATGGCTCGATACGTGCAAGAGTTGACTCGTCAGGGAACGTTGGTATAAACGTTTCACCAACTGCAAGACTTCATGTCACGGGGGGAGGATCGACAGCTGCATCCACTGCACCTTTTAAGCTGACAGTGTCATCAGCCACGTTGATGACTACACCCGAAGCCGGTGCTTTTGAGTACGACAACGTTCTTCTGTACCATACACAAAATGATACCACTAACGGAAATAAACGTGCGTTAATCCCGGAGTATCAATTCATTCGAAGAACTTCGGACCTTTCCATCACCGCAATAGCCAGCCCAGGTACTTCAATCTTTGGGGCCACAACAAGACCCGCATTGTTGGCCGGAAACATTTATGAAATAGAAGCAGTGTTGTTTGCCACAAAGGTGACAAACGCGGGAACTATCACCTTGCAGGCAGCTTTATCGACTGGCAACTTTACCTTTGCGACCCTGCAGTCTAACACTGGAGTTTCATCAGTTGTTATCGGAGGAACAGTCAGTCCTGTCACAATATTCACTTCTGCATCACTTACCGCTGGTGTTTCCTACGGACTTACTATCAAAGGTTTAATACAGCCGGTCTCTAATTCCAGGCTCGATCTTCTTCTCTTTTCTTCTGCGACATCTACATCGGTGTTGTCAAACTCCTACCTAAAGGTAGTTTGTTTAGGAACCGGTGCGAACATAGGCAATATTGGATAATGTCTGGTTTACTTAGCACAAAAGAGGGTAAAATATGTCAAAGTGTCCTCTTTTGCCATGTCCTTTGACCGAAATCCGAAGTTCGGAGCGGACCACTCTTTCTCCGAAAGCGCAAGACGCGTAACCGATCTTCTGTGGGAGACAACAGGAGGGAACTTCTCGGAATTCCCTCGATCTTATCTGGAAACCTTGCGTCATGAGTTTGCCGATGGCAGAATCTCGATGCTTGAGTTGATCGATCGAATCGATCTGGGACCGGACGCAACTTACGACGAGTATTGCGAAGTTGTTGACGCTCTCATGAGCGTGGACCCTTCTCAGTGGCCTGACCCGGATTCTGTTGTTCAGGTTCAAGCGAATAAGCTGGACTTTGAGCTGGAGCCCGAGCCTTTCGACTTCGACGAGTTTGATTTCGCTGAAGGCGACATGAGCACCAAGATGGAAACCTTCCTGAAGAAAGTGATCGCCAGCGTTTACCTGGACGGTGTTACAGATGTGACCGACAAAGAAGGCAATCCGCCGAACGAAGCCAACAACTATCTGATGGCAGACGACGGTAAATCTTTCAGCGGTCTATTCTATGATGCTGCTCCGGGAGAAAAGGCAAAGCAATTCCCCTTCACAATCTCGGAAAAGTCCGACGGTAACTGGCAAATTTCCTATTGATCTATGAGCGATACGTCATCCAAATACGATGAAACGCAACCCTGCGAAGGTTCCCCCGAACTGAATGGTAAGGATGCGGCGTATCGCACAGCAAAGATGATCAGCGACCCTCGCCCGGTAATTAAGAGGCGCGTGCGAGGGGCGTTAGTTCCAATGAGGTATCAAGATGAATCACCTCGCCCGTAGTTTTCAACGCCACATTGGAGAACGTGGCTGTCATTTTTATGACTCGGAAACTTGTAATTTCCTGACGTGGACTGACGTTTTCAAGTTTCTGCAGTCTTTGCCTGTGAGGGAAGAAAAAGATATTTTCGCGGAAAAACTGGTAGAGACTCTCGCAAATTACGATCCCGAACGAGAGTACCTCGCGGTGCATCAACACGGAGATTCCGTGTCGGTGGAGTTGTATGCGCACTCCCGTCAAGTTTACAAAAAATGAGGAAATATGGATGCAAATTATACAAAATCACAATTTCGTTGTCCTTTGTGCGGGCTGGTAATTGGTTGCGAAGAAACAAACCAGTCTTTAATTTGCGACCTTAAACAGCTTGCTGAACATGTGAAAGAATGTAGGAAAAGGGTAAAACCTGAGCATAGTTCAAAATACGGCAATCGTCTGTAGGAACAGAGTTATGGAACCTCGTCGTCCCCGTTACCCAATCGGCCCGCGTGCGGTTGAGCATTTAGCACAAAAGGAAGAGTTAGCTCAGCTCCCTCCTCAAGAAAGGCATGCACGTATGCAAGAAATGCGTAAAGAGCGTATGGCTAAAAGGGCACAGATGAACAAACTAAAAGGCGAAGAAAGACAAAAACTTCGTCAAGAACTCCGTGCTAAGAAGCCATGAACGAAGAATTAACAGTCTATGCCAATAAGTCGGTCAAGTATCTGAATGATGCTGCTATTGTTGCCCGTCTTTCTCACTGGAATGTTCGTGGTCCAAACTTCTACGAAGCGCACCAAATGTTTGGTAGAATTTACGGGGATTTAGCCGATCTACTGGACGGTCTGGTGGAAGCCCTTCGTGCCTGTGGTCTTGACCCCGACTTCAATCTTTTTTCTGGTCCAGGGATCTCGATGGAGTTTTTTGATGCGAAGTCCCTGGTGGAGCTTAATCTTGACTATGTTATGGCTCTTAATAGTGCCGTCGGTTATTTTTACAATTTCTGTGAAGAAAACAGTCAAGATCCTCGACTCGTTGGAATCGGGAGCCACCTCCAGGCCATGGCTGAAGCAATTCTAGGGGACCTGTATCTCCTGCAAGCCTTTGCCGGGCACTGAGTTTACGGGCGAAACTGGGCGCTAAGCTACTCCAGTGTTTGAAAAGACCATGTTCCTGGTTGTTAATGCCGAGGGTAAATACTGGGACGGTTTTTCCTGGAGTCTACGTGGGAAAGAGTTCTTCTCCCCCGCAGCTGCCGCCAGGTCCCTTCACGAGGAGGGAGAAGACCTTGAAGAAGCCCGGATTTTCCCGAAAACTCACGAATGATCCCACCTAGATTCACACCCCCTGGAATCCTTCAACTTTACGAAGTTGTTGGGGAGCAAAAACTTCTTCTACATGAGTTTCCAACTTCTTCCAAGAACCGCGAAAAGATCAACCAGATCAGAAATGAAATGTTGATGGTTGACCCGAAGCGAACTTTGGTTGTTAGCGAAAACAATGCCTGGTCAAATTAGCAACATGAACGAATCAACTTTTACCACTCAAGTCTCGGAGGACGAAGATGGGAACTTGGTCTTGGAATTTCCTGAAGACCTTCTTGAAGCCATGGGCTGGGAAGAAGGGACAATGCTTAACATCGACGTCTTCGCGGGGCGAATCGTACTCTGGCCCTGTACCGAAGGTGATTCTGGAGAAACTAGCCCTGCTGGCTGATGAGAATCGTCGCCTCAAAGAAGAACTGAGGATTCGAGACATGCAGGATAACGCTCGATATGACGTTTGATTTAGTTAAAGGGTCAGGCAACTCGGTCATGAGCACCGTTCACATTGACAAACGATGCGCCAATGCACAACTTTGGTGGTGTGAAGGTAAACAAGAGTGGCATTGGTGTCTGATCTGGGAAGATGGTGGCCCATATGGCACACATATGCACAACGGTATTGCAGCCACAAAAAATCAAGCTCGCGCAGATATTGTTAAAACGATTATTTGGGTCGAAGATAAGTGGCCGACTTTTGAGTACTTTGAGGGTGCATGATTTTTCGAATCGTTGAATACCTGGCCCATAGTCCCGTATGGCTCGGAATATGCGGATTCGGTGTAATTGTGATTCCGGCTCTTGGAATTCAGTACATTTACCGTAAAGAACAGGAAAAGGACGGTTAACCGCCCCGAATGGACGGTTTGCCCGCTTTACCCGGACCCCGAAAGGCGCTATAGTTATAGGGTGGTTGGGTGCTTCGGTTGGCTTCTCGCCTCCGGGTCACCAGTCTGCGGTTTCCTTCGAGGCACGCAGACACTGCCACCGGGTTACCGCCCTTCACGGACGGTTTCCCGCCCTTTACTCCGGCTCTGAAAGGCGCTATAGTTAAGGGGTGGTTGGGTCAGTCCGCCTCGCACCTTGAAAACTGAAATTTACCGGGCATGTAACTCAGTTGGTAGAGTAGCGGGCTTTTAACCTGCAAGTCGTCGGTTCGAACCCGACCGTGCCCATTGGGTTGCCGCCCGATTTGAGAAAAGCAAAGTAGATTAAGTTCGAAACGCGAAACCTCGTTAAATTACCCCTGCCCGTTCTCTTCGGGATGCGAATTGGGGAAAGGTAAAGGGAAGAGCCGGCAACCCCTTGCTCAGATGGCGGAATTGGTAGACGCCCTGGTTTTAGGTACCAGTGTCCTTGTGGCGTGGAGGTTCGAGTCCTCTTCTGAGCATTGCCAACGTTTCTGTTGGCACTCGCGGAATTTATTCCGCCCTAGCCCCCACCTCTGGCCGGTCTTGAGCCGTGTTCTAACGTGTTAAATGGGGCGTTCCGGGACTTAGTTCAGCGGTAGAATGCTTGCTTTGGGAGCAAGAAGTCGCAGGTTCGATCCCTGCAGTCCCGACCTTGACCTTATAGTGCAGCGGTTAGCACGCCACCCTGTCACGGTGGTAGCGCGGGTTCAAATCCCGCTAGGGTCGTTGCCACGCTGCCGGTTGAGTAATCCTCGCTGGCGGTTGTGGCATTGAATCCCACACTGCTCTGTTCGGTGTGGTTTGCCGAGTTCTGGTGTCCTTCGTTGGTAAGGGTAGCACTTCCTCGTGCAAGTTGCGGTCGGCAATCACCGTCCCGGTGGCCTACGGGCTTCTCCGAGGGAAAACGAGGTTATCTCAGGATGGCTTTGCTGGTTTACATAGTCCTGGGTGGTATAAATCCAAACCGGCACTAAGTCCTGGGTAACCAGGCCGGGGGATTGATCACCCCCGCAATATTCGCAGGATGTGTAACACCTCTCGCTGGTCGGTCCATACGGCTAGATGAAGTGAAAGAGTGGGGTGATGCACATGCCGCTCCCCACCTCCTGCCACAATGGCCTGTAGTTCAGCGGTAGAACGCTTGACTGTTAATCAAGTTGTCGCAGGTTCGATCCCTGCCGGGCCAGTTTCCCCGATAGGGGAATCAAGGGAAGATTTCCGAGTGGTTAAAGGAATCTGACTGTAAATCAGACGGCTCTGCCTTCGCAGGTTCGAATCCTGCTCTTCCCACTTGGGGTTACCAAGGAACGGTAACTTAAATGAAGGGTCCCCTAGGCCACATCGTAGATTCACCGTTTAGTTCGTGGCAACACGGCACCAGCGAGGTTCGGTGAACGTAGGTGGATACCCTCGCCCTTTTCGGAAATGTAGCTCAGTTGGTTAGAGCATTCGACTGATAATCGAAAGGTCGCAAGTTCGAATCTTGCCATTTCCATAGCCCGTCGTGTGACGCTAGGCAGATAGCCTGGAGAGTCCGGGGCAACCTACTCCGAGATCGCCAAGTGGTAAGGCAGCGGGTTTTGGTCCCGCCATTCGCAGGTTCGAATCCTTCTCTCGGAACCTCTATTTGGTCCATTCGACTAGCGGTTAGGTCACCACCCTTTCAAGGTGGCAGCACGGGTTCAAATCCCGTATGGACTATTGCCTTCGGGCAATATACTCCCCTAGCTCAGCGGATTAGAGCGTCTGACTACGGATCAGAAGGTCGTAGGTTCAAATCCTATGGGGAGTGCCACGGAAGATTGGCTGAGTGGTTGAAAGCAGGAGTTTGCTAAACTCCCGAGGGGGTTCACCCCTCCGAAGGTTCGAATCCTTCATCTTCCGCCTTGGGGAATTAGCTCAGTTGGTAGAGCGCCTGCTTTGCAAGCAGGATGTCAGGAGTTCGAGTCTCCTATTCTCCATTGCCTCCGGGCAAATATCTTGCAAGATATGTTATGGATGAAACTGAACTCCTGCCTAAATTTGGCTGGATGCGGGATTACCCAGACGCTCGTGATTTCACGATCGACAGTCTGAACGCAACTCCCCGTCTGGCTAAGTATAATCAACCTGCTGTGAATCAAATGTTGGTTCGCGCTGGTGCTCTCCCTCGCGGGTCTGTTCCAACTAATCGTCTCCCTGCGTCAGTTGACCTTCGTCAGTGGTGCTCGCCGATTGAGAATCAGGGAGCTCTTGGTTCTTGCACGGCGCAAGCAGCTGCAGGATTGCTCGAATATTTCGAACGTCGAGCGTACGGAAAGCATATTGAAGCTTCTCGTCTCTTCATTTATAAAACAACGAGGAATTTAATGCGCGTTACAGGTGACACTGGGGCGTACATGCGAACAACGATGCAAGCACTAACCATGTTTGGTGCGCCGCCCGAGAGTTACTATCCTCATGTCATTTCTCGGTTCGATAACGAGCCCTCCGCATTCGTTTATGCGATGGCTCAATCGTTCCAGGCAACTTCTTACTACCGACTTGACCCTCCGGGAACTTCGGGGGCTTCGCTACTGGATCAGGTTAAAACAAACCTTTCCAATAACCTTCCTTCGATGTTTGGTTTCACGGTGTTTAGTTCTTACACCCAATCCAACTCGAATGGCGGCTCGATTGTGTACCCACGTCCTAGCGAGTCTGTTGTCGGTGGTCACGCTGTTGTTGCAGTTGGCTACGACGACACCAAGAAGATTCAAAATTCCGCAAGCGGTGGTATTGAAACAACTGGTGCAATCCTGATTCGTAACTCCTGGGGAACTAGCTGGGGTTCCAGCGGATATGGCTGGATTCCCTACCAATACATCACTGCAGGAATGACTGCAGACTGGTGGTCACTCATTAACAAAGAGTGGCTAGATACCAATCAGTTTAGCTGATTGAAAGTCCTTCCAAATGACTTAAAACTGGGATACCTTGTCCGACACAGGCGTTCGAATCGCCTTACCTCCACTCCTCGGGGGTAAACTGGTTATCGACCGGGCAGGGGATAGCGTTCGTAACTGCGAACAACATTGTTTCTTTCCGCAGGACTGCTGTTGCCGTTTGAGCAACGCACTCTGAGCGATCTGGGGAGGGTAACCTCCCTTTTCTTTTATGGAACATTTAGAGTTACTCTTTGCTGCTAAAATCAACGTGCCAAAAGCATGTGAAATAGTTGGCGCAACTCCCTGCGAAGAATCGTGGGAAACCATGAAGCAGGAATTTGCCGCATGGTGCAAAGAGCAGCCACTCCGGCATAGGTTTACCGATTCTAAGGAAAACCTATAATGAACCGTTGCTTTTACCGACTGGTTTATGAGGCCAGCCGTGCAAGAAACCGCACGGGGCAACTCGGAGATGAAGTCATCTCTTAAATACCTAGAGCCGCCCACAAGTGCCGCTGAAACGCGGATTCACACTTTGCGAGGCGGATGTCGAGTTCTACCTTATCTAATGCTTGTTACGAAACTAAAGGGTCTCCTTGGTGTGGCCGTTGTTGCAGGGATGTCAATTCTTGCTCCTACACCTTCTCTTGCTGCTTCCTGCAACGGAGCCAGCTATTACGGAGTTGGTGATGGATACCACGGTCAAACCACAGCTAGCGGTGAAAGATTCAACACCTATGCCATGACTGCGGCACACCGTTACCTGCCATTTGGAACCCGCCTCCGAGTGACTCACGAGGGCCGTTCGGTCGTCGTGCGAATCAACGATCGTGGCCCATTTGTGGCTGGCCGAGACCTTGATCTCTCCTACGCCGCATTCAGTGCCCTGGCAAGTCCAGGTCGTGGCCACATCAACGTGTGTTACTCCCGGGTGTAAGTTTACGAACGTAAGCTAACGCTATGTTGGATACAGGGTGCTTCGGCGCCCTTCTTTTGCCCTTGTAGCTCAGAGGTAGAGCGCCTCACTTGTAATGAGGATGTCGCATGTTCAAATCATGTCGGGGGCTCCTTCAAATATGACTTGCTTAACCTGCGGGGCAACCTGCCGCCGAAAAAACAATAAGTACTGCAGCAACCGTTGTCAGGTTGAGTACCAGTATACGGAAGCAATCCGTAAGTGGTTATCCGGTGAGATAACTCTCGGTTCGTCGGTTAAGCAATCAAGTCATGTCAGAAGGTACTTACTTGAACAGGCAAATAGTTGCTGCCCACGGTGCGGATGGGGTGAGGTCCACCCGGTTACTGGGAACGTTCCTCTAGAGATCAATCACATCGATGGGGATGCCACAAACAACAGTCCCTTGAATCTGGAGCTGCTGTGCCCAAACTGTCACTCATTAACACCCAACTTCCGGGCCTTAAACAAAGGGAAGTCAACACGTTTGCGGGCTTAGCTCACGTTGGTAGAGCGCCTGCCTTCCAAGCAGGAGGTAAGGGGATCGTCACCCCTAGCCCGCTTCGCCCGATACTCTAACGGGCGCTGTACAGAAACTCTAAATTAGAGCATGCTAAAAACCATCTTTGTGGCTGGCGCTGTCGTTATGACTCCGCTGGTTGCGTCTGCTGCTGATCTTAATATCGCCGCAGTTAATCAATACTCCCAAGAACAAGTTACTAGCGTCACTCAACTCTCCGACGTGAAACCAACTGATTGGGCTTACCAAGCCCTCACCAGCCTGGTAGACCGTTACGGTTGTGTTGCAGGTTACCCGAACGGAACCTATGGCGGTGGCAAATCGATGACCCGTTACGAAGCAGCAGCTCTGCTGAATGCTTGCCTGGACCGGGTTACCGAAGTGACTGACGAGCTGAAGCGCCTGCAGAGCGAATTCGCTCAGGAGCTGGCTGTTCTTAACGGTCGTGTTGACAGTCTGGAGTCCAAGGTAGGTCAACTGGAAGCAACTCAGTTCTCTACTACCACTAAACTGCGTGGTGAAGCAACGTTTGTTTTGGGTGGTGTTCCTGGTTATGATACCAAGGCAGGCACTCAGAATGGCAATACTGCTTTCAACTACGATGTTCGCCTGAACTTTGATACTTCGTTTACTGGTAAGGATTTGCTCCGCACCCGTCTGCGTTCCTCAAACTTCAGTGCTGACCCGTTCGGAACTTCGTCCTCGCTGTTTAAGCTTGACAAGGCTGATAACACTCAGACCGATATCGGTGACGCCGTTGTTATTGACCGTCTGTATTACCAGTTCCCTGCCCTGAACAACAAGGCAACTCTGACTGCTGGTGCTAAGGTTCGTAACACCGAAATGGCTTGGATTCCCTCCGCTTACAAGTCGGACATCCTTGATTTCTTCCAAGTTGCTGGTGCTCCGGGTGTCTATAACAAGGCAACCGGTGCTGGTTTCGGCGCTCAGTGGAGCCAAGGTAAGAAAGGTTTCGTGGCTGGTGTCAACTACGTTGCCCAAAACGGTGACAACAGTGATACCGGAGTGTTTGATGAGACGGGTGCCCTGAACACTCTGGCTCAGATTGGTTACCGAGGTGTTAATTACGGTGTTGCTTTTGGCTACCGTTATGGTACCGAGGGAACTCGCGTTCGTACTTACAACGGCCTGAACGGCGCTTCTGGCACTTTGGTTCCTGGTCAAACCTCGAACGGTTACGCAGTGAACGCTTACTGGCAACCTAAGCAGTCTGGCTGGATTCCTTCGGTCTCTGCATCTTACGGCTGGAATACTGTAAGTGGTACTGAGAGTGCTGCTACCGACAGTCAATCCTGGTTCGCGGGTCTTCAGTGGGCTGATGTGTTCGCCAAGGGTAACTCTGCTGGTATTGCTGTGGGTCAAGCACCTACAGGCGAAGACCTGGAAGATGCAACGATGCTTGAAATCTTCTACAAGTACCAAGTGTCTGATAACATTAGCATCACTCCTGCGATTTTCTACGCAAGTGACAACCAGCGTCTGACTGACAATGCTTCCAAGTGGGGCGGTGTGATTCAAACGAAGTTCACTTTCTGAGCTAATCGCTAAAACCCCTTCCGTGTGACGACTGGCCGCCGTAAGCGGCTCTTTTCCGCCGGTAGTCTATTGGTAAGGACACGCAGACAATGCAGTTGGAAAGTCGGTTCGATTCCGGCACGGTGGTAACCCCGATGAAGGCACTGGTAGTTTCCCTAGGAGGAGTGGCGCTCCCCGTTGTCTCTTTGAGACCGTAATAAAGCTGGTGGTTCGATTCCACCCATCGGGTATCGGGAAAAGTAAGGTCCACTCTTACAAGTACCCTCGGAGTTCGGCTTCACTCCGTCAACAAAAGGGCCGCCAGCTCCTATAACTCAGCGGTAGAGTGCCCTCCTTACAAGTGGGACGTCGGCGGTTCGAATCCGTCTGGGAGCATGACCGGTTAACCGTACCTCGGAGGGCGGTTTACCCCCTTTCGTCTTTGGCGAAAATGAGCTATGCTTATAGCATGGATAACTTGCGAAACAACCTGATCAACTGGCTGAACCAGAACGGTCTGGAGCCGCTGAAGGAAATGGATATCCGCGTCTCGACCGACGAGCGGTTTCCTGGCCTGTATAACTTGAAGTACGGCTCGATCATGGCCGACAAGGCCGACCCGATCGTGTGTGCGTGCCGTGGTGCCGTGGTTCAGGAGAGCGACGAAGGTTTCTCTCTGGTTGCTTACGCTTTCGACCGGTTCTTCAACTTAGGCGAGGGCAACGCTGCCAAGATTGATTGGTCGTCCGCAACTGTCTACGAGAAGTATGACGGTTCGCTGATCAAGCTGTTCTGGAACGGTGTGCAGTGGGTTGTTTCTACCTCCGGCTCTGTCGGTGGTGCTGGCAACGTTGGCGACTCCGGCAAGTCGTTTGAAGAGCTGTTCTGGGATACGTTCCGGTACATGCGCTACAACGCTTTCGACCTGAATCCTGACTACTGCTACGTTTTCGAGCTGTGCGCTCCCGAGAACCGCATCGTTGTGAAGTACGACGAGCCGATGTTGCGCCTGCTGGCAGTGCGTGACCGGGCGAACGATTTCGTTGAGCTGCCTTTGGCAAACTTCTCGCGAAGCTTCTGGGTGGCTGAGTCTTTCGACTACGGTGCACTTCAGTTGCTGCAGGCTGTGAACGCTCGCGGTGCTGACCACGAAGGTTTTATCGTCTGTGACGCTTACGGGCGCCGCATCAAAGTCAAGTCTGACGTTTACGTTCAGCTGCATCGCGTTCGCGGTAACGGTGAGCCGAACTTCTCCGAGCTGTTCCTGAACGACGACCTGGACGAGTTCCTGCTGCACTTCCCTGACTATTCCGAGAAGTTTGGCGCCCTGGTTGTGATGATAGACCTGATCGGTTGGGGCGTGGAGTGCTTTGTTGAAGAGTACTCCAACTACAATCAGAAAGAGTTCGCGGCGATTGTGCTTGCACTCCACCCGAATGTTTCCGGTGCCATGTTCGGAATCCGTGCTGGCAAGTTTGCTAACTTCGCGGAATATGTGGCTCAAATGAAGCCGAAGCAGCTGGATGCCCTGCTGGGCCTGTGAGGGCGGTTTCCCGTACCTCCGAGGTACGGTCTGCCCCCTTTCGAAAACGGGCAAGGTGAGCTATACTTAAGGTATGGAAATGAAGAAAGAGATGGTTGTTTACATGGTTGTCGGGTCGTTCGATTACGAAGGTGATTGGGTGGAAGACTCGGGCAAGGTGTTCTTGAACTACGAAGACGGTGTAAAGTACGGTGAATCGTTGGTGAATGGTTCGTCCGAAGTGTACATGGAGAACGGTGTAAAGTACGACGGCTACGTGATCAAGAAAGTGGAGGTTGAGTGAACATGCGCGATTACGTCCTGATCGGCGATATTCACTCGCAGTATCGCCCTCTGTGGGAGGCTCTCTCCTACTGCCAGAATAATGCCCGAATCCCTGTGATCCTGGGTGATGTGTTTGATTCGCGGTGCGACTTCAGCGATTCCGTTGGAGTCTACAATCTGTTGAAGCAAGCCCAGAAAGAGCTGGGTGCGATTGTCCTGCGTTCCAACCACCAGGATAAGCTTGAGCGGTACATTCGTGGCAATAACGTTCGCGTTTCGCCTGAATTAGCACGCACGATTGAAGATTTTGAAAAAGCGGGTGTTCCGCTGTCGGAAGTGGGCCAGTGGCTTGACACGATGCCCTACGGCTTCTGTTTTCGCGATTCTTCAAACAAAGAGTACAGATGTTCGCACGCATACTTCCCTTCGTGGATAGAAGTGCCTGATTACCCGCTCTTTCATATGGTATTTGACGTGCCGAAGAAGGCTCAAAAGCTGATGATGTACGGTCCGAATCACAAAGAAGGAAATTCCCGTGTATTTTGGTGGGAACACCCTAGCGAACGGTCGTGGGTGCGCGTCGCCGGCCACTACCATGTGGTTCATTCAAACGATAACTGCCTGGTCCTGGATGCCGGCTGTGGCGGTGTAAAGCGGTCGTGGTTCTGTAACGAGGCGCCTGCCCTGGTCCTGTGGGACGCTGGCGCTGAGCGTCTGGTCGAGATCGCTGCATAGGGCGGTTTCCACTACCTTTTAGGGCGGTTGCCCCCCTTTGCAAAACAGCCAAAACCAGCTATAGTTAACTCATGAACGAAACAACCTACCCTGTGCAATACTACATCGGCGACCTGTGCTACGTGATGCACGATGTCTGGAGTGAAGTTTGCGACCTTACCTTTCCTCCTGACTCTGACGATCAAGTTACTGGCGAGTTTGAACTCGAAGACGGTCGCAAATTCATCCTATTCCCGACCGCATACGGCGATGGTGAATACTATGACCAGGAAGGCAATGCCTACTCCGTAGATTCCGGAACCATCGGTGCGATCAAACTTAGCGATATTCGCGACGAAAAGGCTTACATCGAAGGTGGCCAACTTCACGAGTTTGCTTCTGAGATCGACGAGTATGACTGCTGGTCCGAAGATGGCGAGCTTGGCTTCTACAAAGTTGTAATCGACACCAAAGGTGTGGACTACGACGACGAGGAGGAGCTGGAGGACGAAGATGCCTGAGGGCGGTTTCCCGTACCTAGAGGGGGCGGTTTACCCCCTTTACTCCTGCGTCCAAATGAGCCATAATAAAGGTATGAAAATCACGACCAAGGTCCGCCGTACCCACCTCGGCCCTCGCTACGACATCTACGTCGATGGCGTCTACAGCGCGACTGCTTACGGCGCTCGCGAAATTGAACCGATTATCAAACAACTCGAGCAGAAATATCAGTGAACCACACCGAACACTCCTATTTCATCGACGAATTCGAAAACATGCGCGGAATTGAACTTCAGACACTCGTTGCGGGTCGTCTTGAAGACATGGCTGATCAAGTTGATTTCCTTTATCAACAGGGTAATCACGTTGAAGCCGAGTTGCTTCGCGCCGAGGGTCTCGAGCTCGCCGAAGCGTGTGATTCCGGGCTCTCCTTTCTGTTCATTAACGATCTGAATCAAGCTCAATGAAAGCGTTTCTCTTTTGCCTCGGCTCTGTGATCGTCGGTCAAGTTGCCCTAGCTCAAAACACTCCTGTGCAGAAGTTCGGCGGTTGCCCGATCCGAACGTTTGCTTCCGGTGGCGCCTGCGTCCCTGTGAATGACGCCCAGGTGTTTTACAACGGTGGGCAAACCTGCCCCATCGGCTGGACTCGCTCGCGCGACTACTGCGTGCGCTGAGGGCGGTTTCCCGTACCTCGCCGGGGCGGTTTACCCGCTTTACTTCCGCCCCAAAACCCGCTATAATACTTACAGTTCGAAACTACTTCCGAAAACAACATGCCTGCTTTTGCTGTCACCAACAACCTCGACTGGACCGTGTCTCACCGTCCCCTGTTCTTCACCGGAAACGACGGCCAGCCCATCAAGTGGGACGAGAAGGTTGCCGTGGTCCGCGATGACAACGGTAAGTGCCTTGGTTCCGTTTCCCCTAACTACGAAACGGTTCAGAATGCCGACCTGCTCAAACTGATCAACCCGATGGTTGAAGAAGGTCTGCTCACCATCGAGAACATGGGCTACCTGAACAACGGTGCTCGGGTCTTTGCCCAAGCCCAAGTTAACCAAGAGTTCAAAGTGATCGGTGAGAACTACAAGGCTTACATCACTCTTCTGAACGGTCACGTTGGTAACGCCAGCGTTGCGATCGGTCCTTCGGCCACTCGCGTGATCTGCGGAAACACTTTCGCAATGGCTTACTCCGACCTGAGCGAGAAGTATCGCCACCAGGCCGGTGTGAACGAGCGTGTGCTTGAATCCACCGCTGTGGTTGATTACGTCAACGGTGCGATGAAGAAATACGCCGAGTACGTAGATAAGCTGGCCGTTACGCCTTGCTCCTCGGTTCAGTTCCGTAACGCTCTGGAAGCCATCTACCAGAAGGATGTGGGCACCATGCGTGACTCCTTCGTGACCCAACTGAACGGTTTGTTCTACACCGGTCGCGGTAACGAGGGTCGCACCTTCTACGATGCGTTCAACGCTGTGACCGAATACGCTTCCAACTACTCGCGGAAGTCTGCCGCTGGTCGCTTCAACTACGCCAACTTTGGCCAGGGCTCTCGCATCAACCAGCGTGCGATGCGTGTGCTGACCGAACTGGCTGCTGTGTGACCCTACTGGGGAGATAAATCTCCCCCCCTTTGTTCCTCTATAACAAGATGATGAAATTTCAAATCGGTGACCTCGTCACCAAGTTAAACGGCAAAAAACCCGCAGAAGTAGCTTGGCGTCAAGAATCCAATATGCAAGGCTACTACAAATGCGTCTACCAAGACTCTCGCCAATCCTTCCATGCCTACGGCATCGACCTGAAACCCTACGAACAAGAAACTGAAATGACTGACACCAAAAACCTGTACTCCTTCACTGTTGACGGCAAAACCGCATACGGCGTTCACATCGGTACCAACAGTCAGAACAAGTATCTGATTGAGGAAAAGACCACCGGTGCCATCCACGTTCTGGATAAGGACCAACTGGAAGAAGTTGTGCCTTACACCTTCAGCGCCTCTATCAATGGCAAGGAAACCCATTACATCGGCACTCCCGATGTTCTGAAGAAAGATGATATTCTGCTGCACACTGGTTCCGCCACGCCGCAAGTTGCGGTGGTGACCGGCGTTGACACCAAGAACAAAGGTGCTCGCTCCAAGTTCAAGGGTGCCAAGATCGTTACGGAGGCAATCTGAAAATATGTCTCCTAAAAATTCTATTGGTGCGGAAAAGGCAATTGCATTGTATGATACTGAGTGGTGGAAAGAAAAGTCTTATCGTGAAATTGCTGAATTTCAACTTTTCACAAAAGAACTTTGTTGCCCCTTCGATGTCTTTCACGAAGCAGTTGAGAAGTCACTGGGTCGTCCTGTATTCACTCACGAATTTGGACTAAACTATGGGGAAATTTGTAAAGAGTTTCTGGGTGAGAAAGAATCTCCCACGATGAATGAGATTCTGAGTCTGATTCCCCAAGAAAAACTTGTCGTTATTACTCACTAAACCATGAAAACTCAAAACGGATTTATTGACCCCACCGTTGCTGCTATTGCGCTTGGTGTAGGTGTATTTGCTGCCATCGTATTCATTGGTGGTCCACAATATAATGTGTGGCAACAATCTCTTGCCGGTAAGGCAGAACTTCAGAAGGCAGAATACACTCGCCAGGTAGCAGTTCTGGAAGCACAAGCAAAGAAAGATTCTGCACAACAACTAGCTGATGCTGAAATCATCCGTGCTAGTGGTGTTGCTAAAGCAAACCAAATAATTGGCAACTCACTGAAAGATAACCGTGAGTATCTTCAGTATCTGTATATCACTGGTATCGAAGAAGGTTCGCAGAAAGGTAATGTGACCATCTATGTGCCTACTGAAGGTGGTATGCCTGTTCCTACTCTGCAAATGAACAAGTGACCCAACTCCGTCCACATCACTTTCTACCGCAATGCAAATTACCTTTTACGGCTACGCTCCGCGCGAACGCTCCATCACCGTGGACGAGGCCGACCTCACCGTCCTCAGAGACCTCATTCGCCAGCAGTTTCTCGAGCACGTCGAGTACGGTCCCTTCGCACGGGAATACATCGGAGGAATCGACAAGGCGCTCCTTGCGCTCTGCGCTAGTTACGGTGTGGACGGTACTTACACGCCCGATCGGCTAGCTTTCTTCAAGGCAATTCTTGAAGGTTCCAATGACTGAACAACACCCCATCATCCCGCCGCCGGAGCTGCGGTGTGAATGGCAATCAGAGTCGCGGTTCAAGGTTATTAGCGTTGAGCGCGAAGATTACATGATTGATCGCGCCGCCCAGTGGGGCGCCGATACGGAACTGGTGGCGTGTCTAGCCAACATCCACACAATGTACGGCAAGGACAAAGCTGATTGGCTGCTTGCAATGCGCCGCCCCAATCCGCCGAGCTTGAAGGAGCAGGCGCTGGAAATCTTACAAAGGCTTTCTAAAGATGGATTCCCCTGCAATTATCAAGAAGATTCTGATTGGGACACCATCCGCCGCGCACTGGAGCAACTCGATGACTGATTATTCTTCTGGGAGATAAACCATGACCTTGCAAATCACAAACCTTCGGGTGGACTTTCGTACATCGGAGTCGCCTAAACCGTGGCCCAATGTCCCCTACATGATAGTCAACTGCGTTTTCAAATGCAGTCGTTCAAACGATCCCGGCGAAGACTTCGTCTGGTGTCAAGCAAAGGGCGGATCCGAAGAGTATAAACAGGTCCTCACTATCGACGACCCTGAGCGTTACGATGCCTGGATTTGCGACGATCTGGGCTGGAGTCTTTCTAGTAAGTACGATGGTTATGGCAGAGCGTGGACCCACGAAGATCCCACTTGGCGGTATATTGAAAAGTTCGATTGTTTCTGGTTTCGTGAGTGGGTTGCCGATTGCACCGTGACTCGTGCCGTTGTTTCTGAGCTGGCATACTACAAGCAACACGGGAAGCTGCCCTCAGTTTACCGCTCTGTCGAGGACGGTATAATACTCTCGCATCTTCGCACACTTCATTCGTACTGGGACTGATGGATCCGATTCAAGCTGCTCACCTTGAGGTCGCCAAAGAGGTCTACATCAACATAGTGAAAGACTTCAAGATGGAAAACGTCGTTACGTTGCAGAGTGAAGACCCAAAGCAATTTGAAAGAGCGCTAGGCTCCGCTGCCTCATTCGCGTACCAAGCCGCTGAGGCATTCGCTTACGTTTACCGATTTGAGGATTTAGTGGGTGAATGAACCTCTTTACCGAGTGATTATGCGTGACGGCACCGAATACGAGAACTTGACTCACGACGAAACCCTTCCGCTTATTTCCGGCGACAACAGTGATAAGTGGCAAGGAGTTCAGCCAATGGGTTACGCTCAAGATTGCAGCCCTGAAAACGCCCAGCGGAGGAAAGCATGGGGGATGTGAACGATCCGGATTGTTGTCGTCGAAGTTTCGCAGCCTCGATCAAAGACACGGCCAAGCGGCTTCTCGAAGACCCAACGATTGCCCCTCGCGCCGTAGCAAAAGATCGCATGGTAATCTGTGAGAGCTGTGACCGTTATCGCAGCGACAGTCAAACCTGCGAGGTTTGCGGTTGTTTCATGCCCCTGAAGACTGCTGCGGCGAATATGCGGTGCCCCATCGACAAGTGGGAGGAGTGGAAACGTGGAGATTGAACGTTTGCTGTTCCAAGTAACTCCCACTCTTGTTGAAGACTTCATTATCGCAGACAACCAAGTGTGGCTTCCGTGGCTTCAACGCCAGCCTGGTTTCTTGCGCAAGACGCACTCAGTCAACCCTGGCGGAATGGTTGAGACGTTAATCTTCTGGAAGGACTTCCAGTCACGCAAAAAAGCTGAAGGATCGCCGGAACTTTCAACGATCGAGCTAATGTTTCGGAATCGAATAGGACCAATTTACCGGCTAGTGAGTTCTAGCTAAACTGTTTTTGTTCGTGCCCCGTTAGCTCAGCGGACTAGAGCAACCGCCTTCTAAGCGGTCGGCCGCTGGTTCAAATCCAGCACGGGGTGTATGCCTCTGTCGCCTATTGGTTAAGGCCCACTGCTTATAACGGTGTGAACTGTGTTCAATTCCCAGCAGAGGTACCAAGGGAGCGTGGCGTAATCGGTAGCCGCAGCGGACTTAAAATCCGCTGGTCTTTGACCGTGGGGGTTCAAGTCCCCCCGCTTCTACTTGGAAAGGTGGTCGAGTGGTTTAAGGCTGCAGTCTTGAAAACTGCCGAGGTGAAAGCCTCCGTGGGTTCGAATCCCACCCTTTCCGTTAGTTACACGATTTACTTTACGTGTAACTTGCTATCATCAAACCAGCAAACCAAAGAGTTTGCGAATTTTTACATTCATTGTTATGGCTATTGAAAACCGCGAAGACGTAGTAAACGTTCTGATTTCACGCGTTACAGAAAATGCACCTCTGCGCGAACTGATCCGTGTATATAGTGAAGCAGTTCAAGCTGCTGTAGGTCAGATGGACGACGACGGTCTTATCCGTGCGATCGCCCAGGCAGGCTACCCTGACATCCTGGAAGCCTTCGGCCTGAGCCTCCCTGAAGAGGCCCCTGCAGAGCCCGCAGCCGAGCCTGCCGCTGTGTGAGGGTAAGGGTGCCTAGCCCCGGCTGGGCTCCCCACAGACTGTTTTCGATGGGTAGGGTTTCCCCTACCTTCTTAGGGCGGTTTCCCGGCTTTACGGGGACCGCCTTTTGAGCTATGCTTATAGCATGAAACGAGTACCGAACTGGTTGCACAACTCCGGGAAGCGCAAGCGGACCAAGGGTCTGTGCAAGGGCCAAGTGCGTGCTCGGAAACAATCCTTAAACTCTCTCAAGAAACAACTGAACGTACGATGAAGAAAATCGTTTGCCACCTGGGTGATCCTCGCGTCGCCAAGCCCGCTACCCTCGCTGAGTATGGTAAGCTCCGCGAAAAGATGATTCAGCGTCCCTGGGAAGCTGTCTCCGAGGTTGATTTCGTTCACCTCGTAACTGAACTCGGCTGCCCGTTCTACGGTGCGCTCCTGAACGGTCGCGACCTGATGGACCTGCAGTTTGAAAAGCTCTGCTGGCGTACCCAGTCGCTTGTCGGTCTTGACTTTGACGTTTGCTCCGTGTCCGGCAACGACATGGCTAAGCATTTCCAGTACCTTGGCCTCAAGCCTTGGCTCGGTTATTACACCTTCAGCAACGATCCCTCCAAGGGCGGTCAAAGCTATCGTCTGCTGTGGCGTGTTGAAACCGATCTGAACCTGTCGTACGACGAATGCGCTCGTGCGCTCAAGAAGATGCGTGCGATGTCCAACAATCTTGCCGATAAACACGCTGCGAATCCAACTCGCATGTGGCAAGGTTCCAACAGCGGTTTCTTCCACTACGACGCCAACGGTGAGCGTCTGCGTCTGAAGGAGCTTGCAAAATGATTACCACCGTTTGCGCTTTGGCGCTGTTGTCTATCTTTCCGATAATGTTCATCTGGGAGGATCTGGAGAAAAGGAAATGAAGACTGTATCTGTGCGGCCAGTGTCCGCAAAAGCTAAGAACCGATTTGCCAATCTTATGAATAGCAATCCTACCTGTATCGTAGAGCAAGAAGTAGATGGCGATATCTTCTTAGTGTCTGAAAATCGGCGCTATTCCTTCTGGATGAGCACTCGAACAGGGAGCAATCGCTTCGGCAGCAAGGTTGATGGGCACTGGGAGATTTTGCCTTAAGAACTGGCACAGGGACACTCCAAATGCCCCTGTGATGCCTTATAATACTCTCATAGACAAAGGAACTCCAAATGTTTTCCGACAGCACTAACGACAAAATTACGGAACTGCGGGAATCACCCAATATTTCATCTTCTGATTTTACGAAACTTTATAGAGTAATCAAAGATGCTTACAAGGATGGATTTGATTATGGGTGTGTTCGTTCAAGAGAGGAATCAATTCCTCTTGGAACTCTTGCTGATATGACTATTCAAGAACTTGTTAATCTTATTGGAACTGATGATGACTGAAGAACAAATCCTACAACTTGCTGAAAATTATCTAACTTTTGAAAAGTGGAATGATGTTTGTTGGAAGGCAGATACTCTACAAATCTTAAACTTTGCCCGAGCACTTTATGATGAAGGTTATGACTATGGATATGATGAAGGTTACAGTAATTGTTCTATTGATATGGGAGATGAGAATGTATGACTAAACTTTCTCCCACAGCAAAGGCAATTATGGAAGCATACTACAATATTGATACGACAGAAGAAGAGGGTATTGTTGCTCTTCTCCGTGAGGTAGCTTATCAACTTCAATACTACAACTTTGGTGAGTGTGGAGAAGATATGATAATTGATGCCCGTGCTATACTTGATATTGCTGATGAACTGGAGAACCTGTAATGAAGCAACTACCCGACGACTCGCACCTTCGAATCATGTGGCAAGTAGCCGTAACCTCTGCGATTGAGGGGCAGGGCGAAGCTTACCAAATTTACGCCAAGCTATTATACTGGGAGCTGACTGACACCGGTCCCAAAATCTATCTAGACGAACCCATTACCAAGGAGCAATACAATGCGACCAAAAATCAGAGTGATTCTTGAGCAAGCCATCGAAGAAGGTGTGCGAAGAGGGTATCGACTGGCGCATAAGCACGACGACAACCCCCTGGAAGAGTTGATTATTGACCGTATATCGGAAACCGTTATGGCGCAAATGTATGAGTACTTCACGTTTGACGAGGAAGATTTCTAATGGTCTGGCTAGCTCTCTCCATCGTTTTAATAATCTGGTATATAAACCACAGGGGGTGGTTTAAATGACAGATCGCGAAGCGTTTGCTGAGTTTCGTAACGGAGCACTGTTTGTACTTGCGGTGGTTTCGTTGGTTGCACTCTTTGCAGCCATTTTCATTCCAGGGGAAAGGCAACCTGCTAAAAAGTTTGAGGTTGTTGACAAGTATAAGGATTGTGACGTTGTTCGTTACACAGATTCCTCGAATAACTGGCAATATTTCCTGTATTGTGAAAAGGGCGGTTAACCGTACCTCGGAGGGCGGTTTGCGCCCTTTCGCTTTGGGCCAAAACACGCTATAGTTAAAGCATGAAGACAGAACCCATCCGCTACGAGCGCTCCGTGACCTTTGGTCGCTTTAACATCGCTCACTCCGGCCACGTTGAACTTATCCAGAAAATGCTCGCTCACGGCGAGGAAGCCCACGTTTACGTTTCTGACGGTGCAGCAAACAACGATTGGGATCTTCGTGTGCTTCTTCTAACGCACCTGTGCCGAGAAGCTAAGCTGGATATGAATCGGGTATACTTTTGCAAAGCCAAGAGTCCCTTTGAAGCGGTTGCCAATGCGGTGGAATCCTCCCCGTGGCGAGAAGCTGCGATCGTTCTTGGCTCTGATCAGCAGGACATCGCTCGTACGCTCGGTGAGCATTACGATTGCCCTACGATCATCAACCGTCGTAGCAACTCTTCGACGCAAGTTCGATATTTCCTCGACGCGGAGGACTTCCGTGAGGATCTGTTGCCCTTGTATCAGGGCGATGAGTACGCTGTGACTTTGGCAATGATTCTCCGTAAAGAGGAAGTCCACCGTGAAAAATCCTGCGAAGCTTCAAGAAAAGCTGCTTAAGCTCCTGAAAGGGACGCCAGCTTTGAACATCTTTCCTCCGTCCAACGGGCCATGGTCTGACCTTGACTTCAAGGAGGTTGCATGGGTCGTACAAGACTTTGTTAACGCTAATCCGGACGTAATCGAGTGCGATCCATTGAAAGATTGGCTGGAGGAGTACCGTTTCTTCCTCGCTGACCAGAGGGGCGGTTAACCGTACCTTGCAGGGCGGCTTACCCCCTTTACGAAACGGCCGAAAGGCGCTATAGTTATATCATGAACGAACTCCGTGCTTACGTGATGGTCGGCGCTCCCGGCTCCGGCAAATCCACCTTCGCTCACGAATTGGCTGAGTCTGAGAATGCTTTTGTTGTCTCCGGCGACGACGTCCGCGCTGAACTCTACGGGTCCGCAGATATCCAAGGGAACTGGACCGAGATTCATGACCGCATCGAGGAACTGGTTTCTGAGGCTTGCGGTATGTCTGTCATTCTGGACGGTACTCACTATCGAGCGTCTTACCGGAAGGAGGCTGTTGCCCTTCTGAAGTCTTACGGTTACTCCAAGGTGGAAGCCGTGGTGGTCAACCCGACTGTTGAAACCTGCCTGAAGCGCAACGCTTCCCGTTCCCGCAAAGTTCCTGAGCATGTGATTCGCACCATGCACCAGAAGCTGAATGCGTCTCTGAAAAATATCTATAACGAGCCTTTTGATCGAATCAACTTTATTTTCTGATGCTTTACAACGACACTATCGAACCTGGCGATGTAATCGCAGTCGGTGATTTACACGCACGTTACGATCTTCTTGAGTTACTCCTGGACCGTCTTCGTGGCACCCAGGCTACGGTAATCTTCCTTGGTGATCTGATTGACCGTGGCGGGCAAGACGCTCAAGTTCTCGACAAAGTCAAGCAACTCCTTGACGACCCCGAAAGCGAAGGTCTTGCCAATGTTTTCGCCTTGATGGGTAACCACGAGGCAATGCTTATCGATGCTGTCACAGGGCCATTCATGAGCGTTGTTTTGTGGAGGGAAAACGGTGGTAATTTTGAGCAGTACGACGATTTCCAAGACCACTTGGAGTGGCTTCAGGAACTCCCGATTTACATGACGATCGGGGACACTATGTTTATTCACGCTGGTATTTACCCCGGAAAAGACCCTATTGACACGATCAATGCCGGGAAAACTAACAACCTCCTGTGGATGCGGGAACCGTTCCTGACTTATGGTCCGGAATTTGAAGAGTGGAATCCCGACCTGAAACGTGTATCAAATCCCTCAGGGAGTCTGCATTGATACCGCAGCTTACATGACAGGCGTGTTAACCGCCTACAACGCTACTCGAGAAACTTTCTTTCAAGTTGAGATTACGAATGACGAAACGGCTGCTGTTGGTTGATTGCTCCGCACTGTTCCACCGCTCTCGCTCAGCTCTGAGCCGGACCTGCGGGGAGCTGACAACCTCCGCTGGTATCCCTGTGACAGGAACTATGGGGTTCCTCAACGCACTGTTCGCTATTATGGCGAAATATGAGTACAGCTGCGTGATTCCCTGTGCAGAGGGAGGAAATAACTGGCGAAAGAAGGAGTCGAGCGACTACAAAGCCAACAGAGATAGCGCAAACATTGCTCATTACGCTGATCAAAGTCTGCTGCTTGAGGATGTCCTCCCCACGCTTGGCATGACCGTGGCCAAGGCACCAGGCTACGAGGCCGACGACGTAATCGCGCATATTTCGCGTCATTCAAACATGTACGACGAAGTTCACATCGTCACATGTGACAAGGACCTCCTCCAGTTGGTTACTAACAAGGTGAAAGTCCTCCTGTTTAACTCCGCCAAGAAGATGGAACTCGTTGACATCGACGGAGTTATTGGTCACTTCGGTGTTTACCCTGCAGAGGTCAAATACTTCAAGGCGCTGAGCGGAGACGCTAGCGATAACGTCGCAGGGATTCCTAAAATCGGCCCCAAGACTGCGGTCAAGATCATTGAAGAGTGCCGACCTACTGAAGCCTTCCCTGAGTTCACAGGTGCTGACCGGATTTGCCTCCACCCGAAGGTGAAAGACCACGCTGGAACGTTCCTGGCAAACTTACGCCTTGTGACACTGGAAAACGACGTTCCAGAGCTGGTTTGGTTTGCTTCCAGCCCGCCTATTCCTCTGCACGTTGAGGCGCTGTTTGAGGGTCTCGAGTTTCGTCAAATGCTGAAACGAAAGAACAAAATTCTCCAAACACTGGGTTGCTGACATGCGGTACATGTGCGTTCATTTGTTACTCCCTGGTGGGAGAACTGAGTGGCGATGGGTTCCCTGGGGGAAGCACGCCCTCGACGATTTACGTAAACAAGGCTTCGTGATTATCGGATATCATGAATAGGGCGGTTAACCGTACCTGGCAGGGCGGTTTGCCCCCTTTGCCTCAACACGAAAATGAGCTATGCTTATAGCATGGAAAACGAAACCGCTATGACCCTCTCCCCCGCCGCGCAGGCTGTGCTGAATGCCTGTCGTGCCGTGCCTCATCTGCGCGATTGCCCCAGCATTGCCGCCGCCCTACGTGCTGCTGCGGATCAGGTGGTGCCGGAGTTCTGGCACGAAGAAGGCGACATTTATGCTGAAACAAAGCACGATGTTCGCGCCGACCTCCTCGCCATCGCCGCCGAGCTGGAGGGTGTAAAATGAAATACGCCCTGCTCGCTGCCCTCGCGGTCGCTGTCCCCACGGTCCTCTTGCCCGAGTGCGTGGTCTTCCACGACGGTATTTGCTTTCAAAGTCAGGCTCAATACGACCGGTATATGGGCTGGGGACCCGATCAACAAACTCTCGAAATCAACGCGAACAAATGAGTAATCACGGACTTCGTACCACCGGAACCCACACTGGTAATTTCGGCAAAGCAAAGGTCAAAGGCAAGCCTGGTGACCTTGAGCTTACAAAAGAAATTCTCTCGAAGGAAAACCTTCGCATCCCCGAACGCGACGAGGCATTTACCAAATTGGTGACTGCCTATAATACTACTACCGACCCTCGCCTCAAGGCAGGTCTGTGGGAAATTCTAAAACGTCGAAAGGCTACCCTGAACCCAATCAAAGTAAAACCAAATGAACGTCCAGTCTCTGCTTACTGGGAAAACATACGTCTCGTACGGTGAACCCTTGGCTTATCAGTCTCCGCTTTGGATCGTCTCCCAATCAGATACGGAGATTGTTTACGCCGCAGGTTACAAAGGCCAACCGATCGCCCGTGTTTATCAGAAGGGTGGCGAGTGGTTTCTAGCCACTGCTTACCTTGGTCACTGGCAACCAATTCCAACCTTCTCAAAGTACGAAGGTTTCCTCCTTCTCCTTAACATCAAAAAGCAACATGAATTCTGAGCGTAACAACATCGACTTTAGCTTTCGTTCCTACAACGACAACCACGACACCGATCTGAACGTAAGCATCAACGGGGAGCACGTGGATGACAATAAGATTCAGAAGCTGCTGAATACGTTTCTCATCGCCATTGGTTCAAGCCTGATTGTTCAGGACACCCGGAACCGATGAACGTCGCCACGCTAACTTGGTTTACAATTGGCGCCTGCCTGATTTACATTGTTGTGCAAGACGCCAACGTATTCGATTGGCTGGTGTTGCAATCAAAGAATGTTTCTCTGTGGTTTCAACGTCTGTGGTTCCGAATTCGGTATCACCCTGACAGCCCGTGGGTTCGTTTCGAAATAAAACGAAATGCGGATCGTTTGGCGAGTGAATTTCTAAAGGAAAACAAAAACAGGTAAAAGTTTGGTTAGAAAACGCAAACTTTTCTATGTTGCTCCCGATGGTAATTTTCCTCACCTGTGGGCAAGCAAACACCCTAATAGCCCGTGTAGTTGCGAATAAGCTGCCTCCTCACAATGAGGCGGCTCTCATACGCGAAATCAAATCTGTATCGCCAAAGTCTTGTGAATGGCGCCTGTAACCAATGGACCTGATTGTTATCGCCGGTGAGCCTGAGAACGAAATCAGGAGATCGGTAACCCTAACCAACGAGCAATGGGCCATTCTGGCGCTCTGTGCTGATTCCTACGCGGAAACTTACCGCGCCAAACGCTCTCAAACCGTTGCAACCTACGTGACACGTGGGCAGATGCAAGAGGCAGCTGATG